TACACCCATGGCACTCTCTGCATACAACACGACCTTGAGCATCAGCGGATCCGCGATCGCCGAAGTCACTAATCTCTCCGTCGGCGGCTCCTCGTTGACCGAGATCGACATCACGAGTCTTTCCGACTCCGACAAGCAGTTTGTGATGGGCGCGTTCGAGGCGGGCACGCTTACGATCGACTTCTTCGCGCCGGCTAACTATGCCGACATCAACGCGTCGCTCAACCCTGTAAGCGGTGACGCTTCTGCGACTGCGTTCACCCTTTCCTTCTCTGGTGGTTCCTTGATCGCCGTCTTCGACGGCATCTGCACGAACCTCTCGATCTCGGCGGAGCAGGATGGGGCCGTGACCGCGTCCGCTACCGTCAAGCTCACTTCCGCAATCACCTGGAGCGTCTAACCATGGCAATCGTCGCACCTGGATCACTCTTCCGTTACGCCGCGACCTCTGGATCAGCCGGAACCGTGGACACCACGCTCGGCGAGGTCAAGTCGATCTCCCTCGATGGGATCTCGATCGCCGAGATCGATACCTCTGCCCTGTCGGCAACCGTGAAGTCCTTCATCGGCGGCACGAAGGACTCGGGAACGATCAGCGTGACGCTGTTCGCTCCGGCCTACACTTCGGGCCTTCTCGGTTCGACTGGCGCACTCAACCCGTCCTCCTACGCGAATGGGGCGGCGTATCGGAAGTTCTCGATCCAGTTCGGCCCCAACACGGGCACGGGCGGATTTGCGCTTGCCTTCATCGGCTATGTGACCTCGTTCAATGTCTCGGCCGCAGTCGATGGCGCGGTCGAGGCCGATCTCACCGTCCGCGTGACTGGCGGCTTCACCTCCTCGACCTGATCGCCTCGCACATCTCGGAGCACCACACCATGACCGCATCCAAGGACTTCGTGCTTTCCCTTGCCGCCTCCATTCCCGTGGAGGCGGTTTCCATTCCCGGCATCGCCGAGCCGATCTCGATCCGTGGCCTCACGGCCGGCGAGCGAGACTCGTTCGAGGCCGCGTGCTTCATCGGCAAGGGCACTAACCGCGAGATGAACTTCGTGAACCTCCGCGCGCGCCTCCTCGTCCGGTGCATCTGCGACGCAGACGGCAAGCGGCTCTTCGCCGACGGCGATGTCGAGCAGGTCGCGGGCCTCCCGGCTCGCGTGATCGACCCGCTCTTCGAGGTCGCCCAGAGGCTCTCTGGGATGGGCGCGAAGGATGTGGAGAGCATGACGGGAAACTGACCGAGCGAGCGTGCCGGCGGTTCCTCTTCCGCCTCGCGCTCGCGCTCGGGATGACGGTCGCCGAGGTCGAGTCTCGCGTGTCATCGCGCGAGCTCACCGAGTGGATGGCCTATGACGCGCTCGAACCGATCGGCGGATTCCGCACCGACTACGGTTTCGCGATGCTCGCCGCGCTCTATGTGAACGCGCACCGCAAGCCGGGTAGCGCGGCCGCGAAGGTCTCCGAGTTCATGCCGTGGCTTCCGAAGTCTCCTGCCGCCGAGAGTAAGGGGCCGGACGCTTGGATCGCTATGCTCAAGGCACTAGGAGGCTCGAAGAGTGGCTAACACGGGCGACCTGTTCGTCAACTTCAAGGTCAACGCGGACGGACTCCAGAGCGGGTTCGCCGCTCTGAACGGCTTCGTCGGGAAGTCCAAGCGCGACCTGGCGGCGATGGATGGAGCGGTGAACGCTCTCTCGACCACGCTCGCGAAACTCGGCATCGATCCGTCGTTCATATTCCAGATGCGCGACCTCGTGCAGATCGGGACGAAGCAGATCCCGAAGGTCGTGGAGGGCATCGCGGCACTCGAACGGCAGGCGGGCGCGCTCGCGGGGATGAAGATCACGGCTCCGAAGTTGGAGGCTCCGGTCGCAGCGGCGGCGGCTACGGTCGCGCCTGCGATCGACCCGACCGTCCTTCCTCCGATCGATCTCGCGCCGATTGAAGGCGTGGCGAAGGCGATCCGGAGCGCACGCGAGCAGGCTACGGGCGACATCGACATCCTCGGGAGCACGATCACGAACTCGCCGATCCTCTCGATGGGTGGAGCCGTCGAGGCCCAGATGGCGAAGGCTCGGGCATCCTTCGCGACTGGTTCGGTCGATATGGCCGATGCGATCGTGCTCGGCTCGTCGCGCATCGAGGAGGCGATCGTCCAGACGGCAACCGTGACGAAGTCGCAGGGCGGCGCGATCACGGCCGCGCTCGGCAAGGTGCGGGACTTCACGGGCACGATCCCGGCCCGGTTCGTGGCTCTCCGCGACTCGATGTCCTCGGCGTTCTCGTCGGGCGCGACGGCTGCGACTGGCGCGCTCTCGAAGATCGGGCCGGCGATCTCGTCGCTCCCGACGCTCGCCTCGACGGCGTTCGGCCGGATCAAGGCGGGCTTCCAAGGCTTGCCGGCTGCGAGTTCGACGGCGTTCGAGGCGATCAAGTCCGGCGCGCTCAAGTTCGACGCGACGCTCACGGGCGTGGCGGCACGAGCCGCGACGGCCGGCCGTGCGATCGGGGCCGCGCTCTACACGGCTCTGGGGCCGATCGGCCTGATCCTCGTCGCCGCCGGCGCGCTCTATGCCGTGATCGAGAAGTTCGTCTCCGATGCCGAGGCTCGAGTCGCCGAGTCGAATGCGCGCATCGAGGCGAGTATGTCTCGCACCAAGGCGGCTATCGACGAGGTGCTCGGATCGCTGAAGAACATCCGAGCCGAGCGCGAGCGAACCGAGGCCAAGTCCGAGGGCATCGAGGCGGACATCAAGGGTCTTCAGGCTCTCCTGAACGCACGAGGCGACGGGATCCGATTCACCGAGGAGCAGATCGCACGAGAGCGCGACCTCCGGGATGAGATCGCCGCGAACGCGACAGCGCAGAAGACGCTCGCGGACGCATCGCGTGATCGAGCTAAAGCCGAGGAGACCGTCCGCAAGGCCGAGCAAGGCTTGCGCGATGCCGAGATGTCGCTCAACCTGGGCGAGATCGAGGAGTCCAAGTTCAACGAACTCGAAGCGAATCTCAAGCAGCAGTATGCGATCCAGAGTGCGATGCGCGCCCAAGAAGAGGAAGCCAAGAAACTGGCCGAATCGACGAGCCAGTCGCTCGCCCTCGAGCAGCAACGGCTCGACCTCGTGTCGAAGGTCGCCGAGCAGCGTCGGCGTGAGGCCGAGGCCGAGGCCCAGAAGCAGGCGGTCGCTTCGATCCTGCAAGGCATCGAGGACGAACGGCTACGGCTCACGCTGTCGGCGGCTGACTACGAGGAGATGATCCTCGACCGCCGGATCAAGCAGGCGGGCATCGAGGATCCGCAAGTGATCGCCCGGATCAAGGCGGCGCAGGATGCGCTCAACCTCGCCAAGCAGCAGGCCGAGGCCGAGAAGGTCGCGAAGGCCGCAGCGGGCGAGAAGAACACGATCGCGCAGGAGACGATTCGGATCACGGAGGAGGCTCGCGCGCTCCAGTCCGCGATCGACTCGATCGCCAACGAGCAGGCCGCGCTCGAGCGCGAGATGCTAGAACTCACGATGGGCAAGGCCGCGGCCGAGGAGCACATCCTCCGCATGAAGGCGCAGGCGGCGGGCCTCGACGCTGCGGCGACCAACGACCTGATCGAGCAACTCAAGGCCGTGCAGGATCTCCGGGATGCCGTCGCCGAGCGCAAGCGCACCGAGGCCGAACAGAATCGGCTCCTCGACGAGCGTACCCGCCTGGAGGCGAGCATCGCCGACGCGACCGAGGCCGCACGCGCGAAGGCGATGGAGGACGATCTCCGCCGGCAGCAGATGACCGAGACCGTATCGACCGCGATCGGCGGACTCAAGATCGCCGCGACGAGCGACGCGATCGACATCGATCGCCGAATCTTCGACGAGACCAAGAAGCAGACCGACGAACTGAAGAAGATCAACGCCGCGCTCTCGGCCGGCGGCGTGGCGGTGCTTACCTGAAGGGGTGACCTATGGCCGTGATCGTCAAGAGCATCGAGGAGACCGAAGCGAACGACACGAAGTCGGCGCGCGTGAACCTGCTCGTCACGGCCGTCTCGGCCGGCACGGCCTCGGCCGCTCGTACTCAACTCACGGGCGCGGGCTACACGCTCGGCGCGTCGTACTCGGGCGGCATCTCGTCGGGAGCGAAACTCTCGAACCTGTCCTATGCCCCAGTCGATGACTCGGGCGGGCAGACTTGGACGGCGACGGCCTCGTATACAGACGATGCGCAGTCGGAGATAGCGCAGAACTTCGCGAAGATCGAGTCGAGTACGCGCGTCGAGGCCGTCGATATCTGGCGCACGGGCGCGACGCTCCCGGCGAACCTATCCTCGCCCGGTCTCACGACGGACATCGGCGGGACGAAGGTCGATCAAGCCGGCGTGCCCGTATCTGGACTCGTCGTGCAGCAGGAGTTGACCTACACGGTGCGCCTGAACTTCACGAACACGGATCAAGCGACCGTCAACACGATGATCGGCACACGCAACTCGGCAGACTTCCTCGGCGGGACGGCCGGCTATGTGCTGTTCACGGGCGTGCGTCGCTCGCGCATCGCGGTCGATCTCTATGAGGTGACCTATACCTTCGTCTGGGATGCGGCCGCGCACCTGCGCCAAGTGCCAAAGCGGCAAGCCGACGGCGACCCGCAACTTTCCGCCGGCCAAGCGGTCGAGGTCTACGCGCGGCAACCATTCCCCGGCACATCCGCCTTTAGTGGCCTTCCCGGTATCTGACGATGAAGCCGACGATCAACAAGGGACTCGGCGCGCTCACTCCAGAGACCTGGGGGCAGATTTACGCGGCCGTGCAGGCGACCGGAAGCGGCGACCGCACGGGCGAGAACTACGCGCAGCGCGAGAAGCGGTTCCCGGCACGGATCACCGGGAACACGATCGCCGTAGCCGGCCGCGCGCGATGGAAATACTCGTGGGAGGAAGTGCGGCGCGACGCGTCCAACTCCCTCGTCGTGTCGATCGTCGCGGACGGGAGGACGGGCACGACATCGACCGACTTCGCCGTCAACCTGTTCGAGCTATCGAACACGGCCACGAACGCGTACGGCTACGCCGTGACATCGCTCGAACTCGATACGGCCGATGGATTCTCGATAGCACCTATCCCGACCAATGTGATCGTCGAGATGGTCATGCGTCGAGCGGCCGACGGTAGCCTCGCGTACGAGTTCATCGCGCCGAATCCGATCACGGGAACCTGTCCCGCCGGACTTGTTCAGGAACTCGACGGCGGCGAGTACGGAGCAACCTGATGGCCGACATCATCAAGCACAAGCGCAGCGGCGACACGGGCGAGGAACCGACCACGGGCGAGCTCGCGCAGGGCGAGATCGCAATCAACTACTACGACGGCGCGCTCTTCGTCGAGACCGACAACGGCACGACGCAGGCGATCGCACGCATCGACGGTCGCAAGGCCCAAGTGAGCGTCTACACGACATCATCGACATGGACGAAGCCGACCGGATGCGCGTATGTCGATATGTGGCTCATCTCTGGCGGAGGAGGCGGCGGTAGTGGCCGATGCGGCGCGGCTGCAACGCATCGCAGCGGCGGCGGCGGTGGCGGCGGATGCTGCATCAATGTGCAGAACTTCCCGGCTAGTGCCCTTCCTGCAACGCTCTATGTCACGGTTGGAGCCGGCGGGACTGGCGGAGCAGCGCAGGCGACGAACGACACGAACGGAAACAACGGAACGGCCGGAGGTGAAAGTCGAGTCGGCTCCACCTCTGGGGCCGGTGATATTGCTCTCACCGGAGTCGGCAACGCCGGGAGCGGCGGGCAGACCACGAGCGGCGCGGCCGGCTCATCGACTACGGCCGGGATATTCGACGGCGGCGCAGGCGGAGCAGGCGCACACACGACCGGGGCGAACTCGCCAGGCTTCACGAAGGGCGCGAGCGGCGGCGGCGGTGGTGGTGGCATCACGAGCGGCAACGCCACCGCAGGCGGTGGCAACGGATCGCGCACCGCGCACTTCAACGGGAGCGGCGCGGGAGGAGCGGCAAACGCCGCAGGAAGCACCGGAGCGTCGAACGGTGTCGTTGGCACGGGCGGCGGTGGCGGTGGCGGCAGTTCAACGGCAGGCCGCGCCGGAGGCAATGGCGGCAACTACGGCGGCGGTGGAGGCGGTGGCGGCGGCGGATTGAACGGGATCGGGAGCGGCGCAGGCGGAAGCGGTGGGCCGGGACTCGTCATCATCACGGCATACTTTTAGGAGATCCTCATGCGATGGGCGATCGTCATCGGCGGCATCGTGGACAACATCATTATTTGGGACGGCGGCTCATCGTGGTCGCCTCCAGTCGATAGCACGATGGTTCAACTCGCCGATGGGCAACGGTGCTCGATCGGTTGGGAGTGGGATGGCACTAACTTCGTCGAGCCGGAGGAGCCATGACGCGCGCGCTCGTGATCGTGTGCGCCGTGATCGCCGGATGCTCGACGGCCACGGAGAAGATCGCGCGATCCTCGAACGAGATCGGCACGCTCGCGAGGTCGAGCGGCCGTCGGTTCGAGACGATCCACGAGGAGACCTGGAAGCCGGATCCGTCGATCCCGGCGATCCGCACGCAAGCCGAGGGGGGCATCGTGGAACAAGAGCAGATACTCGGGCTCGTCGATGCCGTGCAGGTGTATCTCATGGGCACGACGAACATCACGCCGTGGTGGGCCGAGGTCGTGACCTACGCGCTCCTCGCGCTCTCGATCTCTGGCGTGGCGTTCCTCGTGTGGCACTTGGGCCTCGGGAAGTTCATCCGAGGATGGCTCGGCCTCATCACGCCGGCCGAGCGTCGCAACGCCGAACTCGCGGCCGAGCTCATCGAGGTGGGCGGCGATGATGCGCGCGCTCGAGTGTGGCAGATGCGCGAGCGCGATAGGATGTTCGACGAGGCTTTCAGGCGCACCGCGCCACCTCAACCTGTCCGGAAGAATCGAAAGAAGGGATCTACACATGGTGCTCGCAAGCGTTGAATCGTTCCTCGGCTCGGTCTGGGCGTGTGGCCTCTGCCTCGTCGGCGGCTTTATCGTTGGTCACTTCGGCCTGCTGTCCAAGTGGCTGAAGAAGTGAGATGCTGAACCCGGCGCGTGCCTGCTGCTGCACCGGATCATCCACGCCCTGCGATGCGTGCTCGTGGCCTCCTGCACCCGTACCGCCGAATCGCACCTACAAGATCAAACTCGACGCCGGCGAGATGGCGTGGCACATCGAGGGCACGGCCGGCTATGTGCTGACGGGAGATCAGGTCGAATCTTGCGGTGGATTCGGCTGTCCAAACTCAACGCTTCAACCTCCTCGGCGGCTGTATCAAGGCAGCGACAAGATCACCGTTTCTCCTTGGGTGTCTTCGGAGCAACTTGTCGCCTCGTACATCATCTCGTCTCCGTTCGATCAGGTATGCCGACCTGGCTCCGGCGATGATCCATTGTGCCAGTATGACTCTCCCGGTACTGGTCGAGCTCTGACAGGTATCACCAAGCAGATCGCGCGACCGAACGGGAATCCGACTGGCATCCTCCAATGGACTGTCGGCGGGATCAACAGCACCGAGATATCTGCGACCTTCAACTCTGGAACCACGGTCACGGGCGGACTCGCATCGATCGCAGCGTGGTACACGCCGAGCGTCAGAACCCAGAGCGGCGGAACGCCTCCGTGCGGTGCAGGCACGACCTTCTCGCACGCTTGCGGAACTCCTCCGTGCAACTGCGTGAGCCGTCTGCGCGTGCTCTTCCGATTCCCTACTCGCGTCGAACCTGGCGACAACTGCTCCGACCCGTCAGCAACTTGGGGATCGCCGTATGAGTACGACTCATACGAGGAGGCCGAAGCGATCTACTACGGCTGTCATGATTACGATCAGGGATCCTCGACCGTATACGAGGTGAGGAAGTTCACGCTCGATAGGTGGCGACCGATCGGGCAGGCAACATCGTGGACTCCGGGAGTCTCGTTCGGCCCGTGGGACAGCGGTGCTACATCCTCAACGGTGCTCGGCCCATGCGACGCAACGGCTACGGTTGGAACGGGTGGAACTATTACCTTTAGTGCCGCGCCGAGCGTGTCGATCACGGACAACTTCCCCGCTCCGTGCGTCACGCTGTCGTTAACGAACTGGTACTCGGCGGCATACGCGGGGCCGATCCCGTCGATGATCGAGGTCGAGCGCATATGAGCGAGCGAGTCGTGGTCTACACGAACGGAATCGCCGACCTCGCGCGCGGGGCCGTCGGCGTGGCGAAGGCCGCGCTCGGGCGCGACCGCGCTCCCGAGGACGCGATCACCGCGCGATGGGACTCGTGCCTCGCGTGCGAGAAGCACGACCGGGGAGTGTGTCTGGCCTGCGGATGCTTCGTCGGCGCGAAGATCAGGCTCGCGAGCGCGTCGTGCCCAGAGGCGCGTTGGGTCGCCGTGACGGTCGCCGGCGATGCTCCCGCCGACCCGCCGAAGCGGCGCGGATGCTGCGGCAAGCGCGGCGCATAACCTTGTGGATAAGTGGCAACGGTTGCCACCTCCGATAACTCCGTGCGCGTAAGTCCCGCTCCCGTGGATACTTGCGCGAGCCGATAGAATATCTTGGATATCCTATTGACTCGCGGCGATTCTGGCCGATGATGTGTGGGTCGGGAACGAATCCCGACGAAAGGAACCGACCGTGAACTACACGATTAGCGATAGCGGGTATGCAACGATTGACGATCACCAGACTGTGCAAGAGATCATCTTTGAAGCCGGCCTTGAACGCATCAACTGCTATAGGTGGTCTCTTGATGTTTCGCGCGGACGAGCGATCAGCGCGCAGATCACGAACGATCCAGACGGCTGGTGCGGATCGTGGATCCTCGCGAACCTGTACCACGGTCTCCCGCGAATGTCCTTGCCTCGCCGGCGCGAGCGTATCATCGAGGCAGCTCGAATCATGCGCGAGGTGATCGCGTGAGTTACCTCCCGCACGAAGCCGAGGCCGAAGCCTCACGCACGATCCTCGCGCACATCGACCCCAAGCACATCGAGCCGGACTCGGATGCCTTCGACGATGCCCTCGCGCATATGTTCTCGTCGTGCCGCTCGTCGGCCGATGTCTACGGGATTGTCGAGGAGACCGGGATGATCGAGGTGCGCGCCGCGTACTCGATCACCGGGGAGCCGATGATCGTCGATCTCACCGACCTCGTGATCCTTGAGGAGGTTGACGAATGATCGCCGCCCTCCTCGCCGCCGCGCTCGTCGTGCCGCCTCCCGACGGCACGGACACCCGCCGGATCCTCGACGCGCTACGCCAGGTTGAAACGGGCGGCTCGCGCGACCCAGACCGCGCCGTCGGCGACGATGGCCGCGCGCTCGGCGCGTACCAAATACACCGCGTGTACTGGCTCGATGCGGTCGAGCACGAGCCGAGCCTGCGCGCTCGCGGCTACGAGGCCGTGACCGACCGAGCCTACGCCGAGCGCGTCGTGCTCGCGTACCTATCGCGCTACGCGAGGGACTGGTCGATCGACACCATCGCACGGATCCACAATGGAGGGCCACGGGGCGCAACTGGAACGCGCCGGAGAGCCACGGACGGCTACGCTGCAAAGGTTTCACGGGAGTACGCACGATGCGATACTTGAGTGTGTGCAGCGGCATCGAGGCCGCGAGCGTTGCGTGGCATCACCTCGGGTGGACACCCGTAGGATTCTCGGAGATCGAACCCTTCCCGGCGGCGGTGCTCGCGCACCGATTCCCAAACATCCCCAACTACGGAGACATGACGAAGCATGAACAATGGCCCATCACCCGAGGTGCAATCGACCTTCTGGTCGGAGGAACTCCCTGCCAGTCCTTCAGCGTCGCCGGACTGCGACAGGGACTCGCCGACCCACGCGGAAACCTCATGCTCACCTACCTGGCGATCGCTGATCGACTGCGCCCGAGATGGCTCGTGTGGGAAAATGTCCCCGGTGTTCTGTCGAGCGGGGGAGGACGGGATTTTGGAACCTTCCTCGGGGCGTTGGGGCAACTCGGGTATGGGTGGGCCTACCGGGTGCTCGACGCTCAATACCTGCGAGTGGGGCGATGGCCCAGAGCCGTCCCGCAACGCCGCCGCAGGGTCTTCGTCGTTGGTCGCCTCATTGAGCGAAGTGCTCGAGACTGGGCCGCTCCCGGCGAAGTACTCGCTCTCGCCGAGGGCTTGCAGCGGCATCTTGAGGCGCGCCGAGCGAAGGGGAAAGGCGTTGCCGCCGATGCTGAAGGCGGCGTTGGAGGCGGTTGCATCACAAGTCACCGAGTAGCACCAACGCTTGAAACGACGGCCCACGACTACAGCAGAGCGGACGGATTCACCATGATCGCGCAGCCGACCGCCGGTACGCTCGGCACTCGTGGCCTTCGGTCGCACACCGAGTTAGATGGGCACGGAGCGTATATCCCAGTAGCTCCCGTCCCCTACGACCTGTTTCAGATCACCGCCCCGGTGAATCGTCAGAACCGCGTACCTGGCGACCCGTGCCACACGCTCGCCAAGGACAACGCGGCCCATGCGGCGTTGGCGTTCACCGATACATCGGCCACGATCAAAGGCGGAAGCGGTGCGCGTGGATATCCCGACCCTTCTGATGGGAACGGACACTCCATCGTCGGAAACGCGATGACCGTCCGCCGACTCACGCCTCGCGAGTGCGAGAGACTTCAAGGTTTCCCGGATGACTGGACGATGATCCCGTACCGTGGCAAGCCTGCCGAGCAATGCCCAGACGGCCCTAGGTACAAGGCACTCGGGAACTCGATGGCCTGCAACTGCATGAGTTGGATCGGCGAGCGTATCGCCGCGTATGAGAATCACAACCCCTAACCAGAAGGAGCACCACATGACCTACGAACAACGCGAGAACACCGGAGCACTCTTCCGCAACGACAAGAAGCAACCCGGCGAACGCACTCCGGACTATCGCGGCGACGCGATGGTGAACGGCGTGAAGGTCGAGATCGCCGCATGGGTGAAGGAGTCCGCGAGCGGGAAGAAGTTCATGTCGCTCAAGTTCCAAGAGCCGCGCGAGCGCGATGCCGCACCGAAGGCCGCGCCTGCGCCGATCCCCGAGGCCGACTTCCCATTCTGACGAGGAGCGCACGATGAACAAGGCACAACTACTCCGGGAGGCTCTCCGCATCGTCGAGGAGCGCGGCTCGGCCTACGGCCCTCCGGCGCGGCACTTCGCGCGCACGGTCGGCGCGATCAACGCCGTTCTCGGGCACAAACTCGCTGCGCCGCTCACGCCGGCGGACTGGGCCACCATGATGATCCTTGACAAGTTGGCGCGCGAGCAGCACACGCCGAAGGCCGACAACCCGCTCGACATCGCCGGCTACGCGGCGTGCCTCGCCGAGTGCCGCGAGGAGGCCGAGCCGATCGGCGGCGAGGTCGGGGACGAATGGACGGAGCGCGCGTTCACGCTGCTCTCCTCGATGGAGTCCCTCGTGCGCGAGGCCAGGTCGATCCCGTGCGAAGTGGAGGCGAGGCGATGAGCAGCAGCGAACTCCAAGCCGCACTCCTCGCGCTCGACGAGATCACGGCGCAGCGCGACGAGGCGAGGCGGCTCGTCATCGAGGCCGACTGGTGCAAGGATCCGGCCGCCAAGTACGCCGACCTCTGGGCCGCGCGAGGGTGGCCCGTGCCGGGGCCGGAGACCACGACGCTCACCTGCCCGTACTGCGACTACCGCGAGGTCGTGCACGCGAAACCGTCGCCGAGCGATCATGCGATGTGCGCCTTCTGCGCGATGGAGCACTCCGAATGACCGACCTACTCACGACCCGCCAGGTTGCCGAGCGGCTCGGCGTGACTCCCGGTCGCGTGCTCCAGATGG